CACAACATCCCGGTCGACGACATCGCCCTGATCGACCCGCAATGAAGGGCCTACGGATCTCCGTCGTCACGGCCGAGGCCGATGGGCGACCGGGCGAGTACTCGGTGACCGAGTTCGAGGGCGGCGCGGACGATCTCCGCGCTGCTCTCGGCGGGTTCATCGAGCCGATCCCGACGAACAACATCGTCACCATGTGGGTCAACGAGGAGGGCAAGTTCCACGGCCTGCCGATCAACCGGCTAGCAATGGACATCTGGATCAGATGGGACGACTACCGCTGCATGAGCCTCGGCCGCGACTGGCTCGCGGGTGATGTGATCGTGACGGGCGGGGTCGATCGTGCCGGCCGGACCGGAGATCTCACCGAGGTCGGCCGATCCTGGGTGCTCGCCGTCGCCCGCGATGCAGGGGCGGTGATCGGGATGATCTGACGCTCCTGCACGCCCAACCACCCCGACCAACCAACCAACTAACCAACCAGAAAGCTAATCCAAATTCCATGAAACGCATCATCACAATCACCATCGCTGGTCTGGCACTGTTCGCCTGCTCCAGCCCGAATGAAGGCAAGGTCGCCGACGCGGCGACGACCACCAAGGCGGCCGACACGACCGAGATCCCGGCGACGACGGCCAAGCCCAAGCCCAAGCCGACGACGACCACGGCCGAGCCGACGACGACCACGGTGGCCTGCCCGCCAGGGAAGCACTCGATCGGCAAGACCTGCATCGACGATGTAGCGGCGGCACCGCCCACCACCGCGGCACCCAAGGAGGGCACCCGGACGAACCCACTCAGCGGTGCCGCGCTCACCGGCTCGATCGTTGAGACGCTGAGCATCACCGGACTCGCACCGGGCGACTGGGGAGCGATCTTCTCAGCCAACCGGTTCAACGATCCGGCACCTGAGGGCCAGTTCTACGCCAAGCTCACCTACACGGCGAAGGCCAAGTCGACCATCACCGAGCCCGTGTCACACTTCGACATCGCCTGTGATCTCGTCGGCACGAAGGGCAAGGTGTACGAGCAATCGTTCCTCAGCGATAGCAGCGACGATGGAGCGCTGCACCTGTTGTCGGATCAGCCCGACATCGTCGGTGGCGGCAGCATGAGCGGCGACGTGTATTACCTCGTCGACCTCGACGACACCGGGCTGCTCGCCCTGTGCGACGGCACCTACGTGTTGCCGGCATGATCGTCGGCCGTCCCGTAATCTCGGGGCGTGCCCACGATCGCCCAGCGGTACGAGCCCGCCTTCCCGCTCGAGGAGCTCATCGAGCATCCAGATAACCCACGCCGAGGAGATGAGGCCGCCATCGAAGCGTCGATGGCGGCCCACGGCTTTTTCGGGGCAGTGCTCGTGCAGGCCTCGACGAATCGCATCCTTGCCGGCAACCACCGGACCCGGGTCGCCCGACGCCTCGGGGAGACCACCGTTCCCGCCCTGTTCGTCGAGGTCGATGACGACCAGGCGCGCCGTCTGATGTTGGTCGACAACCGGAGCAACGACCTCGCCGGCTACGACGACCGCGAGCTCGCCGCGCTGCTCGCCGATCTCTCGGCCGATGGCGGAGATCTGCTCGGGACCGGCTTCACCGATGCCGACCTGACCGCGCTGCTCGATCGGCTCGCCCCGCCGACCCCGCCCGAGGGCTTCCCCGATGCCGATCCCGACGCGCTCAAGATCGACTACGTGTGCCCGTCATGCGGCTACGAGTGGTCCGGCCAGCCTGCCCCCGGCCAGAACGGCCCAGGAGACGAGATATCGGCCGGATGATGCAAACACGCAGGCCCCCTCGTGCTCGTCCGTCCCGGGCCGTCCTGGCCGCCCCTCCGCTCGCCCGGCCGCCGTTCGCCATTCCGCTGCTCAGCGAGATCGAGTCGATGCCGGCCAACGGGCTCATCGTCGCCTCGACTTTCGCCGGTGCTGGTGGATCTTCGACCGGTTGGGCGATCGCCGGCTACCGGGTCGCCTGGGCGAACGAGTTCCATCCGCCGGCGGCCGACTCCTACGCCCTCAACCATCCGGGGACGATTCTCGATCGACGAGACATTCGTCAGGTCAAGGGTGCAGAGATCATCGAGGCGATCGGCGCCGTGCCCGATGTGCTCGATGGTTCGCCGCCATGCCAGGACTTCAGCATGGCCGGCAAGCGCACTCGGGGATGGGGCGAGGAGCGCTCGCACGGTGACGGCACGCACCAGCGATCCGATGATCTGTTCGGTCAGTACATCCGCCTCGTTGGCGAGATCCGGCCGCGCGCCTTCGTGGCCGAGAACGTCAAGGGCCTCGTGACGGGCGCGGCCAAGGGACAGTTCAAGCGGATCATGGCCGGCCTCACCGGGCAGGGCTACCGGGTCCGCGCCAAGGTGCTCGACGCCCAGTGGCTCGGCGTGCCGCAACGGCGCAAGCGGGTGATCATCATCGGCATCCGTGACGACCTCGGCGTCGAGCCGGCCTTCCCGCTGCCGCTGCCGTACCGCTACTCGATGCTCGATGCCTGCCCCTGGTTGTCCAGCTTCGAGGGCGTCACCGATGACAGCTTCGACGGTGAGGCGCAGTCGATCGACGATCCCGCGCCGACGATCACGACCCAGGCCGGCCGAGGCGTGACCCATCCGCGCTGGGAGCTCATCGGCGGGTTCGGCTTCGATGCCGAGCATCGGGGCATCGGCCTCGACGAGCCGTCGCCGACGATCCCGGCCGCCGACTCGCACCGCAACCGCTGGCAGCTTCGCCACAACCACACGACCGGGATGAAGCGCACCGAGCTCGATCTCGATGAGCCGGCCATCACGATCACCGCCTCTGACTCCAGCAACGTCGCGCTCGTGCGCGGCGGCGTCGAGTTCCGGCCGGGCACGAACCGATCGGCATCGGGACGGGTCGAGGATCTCGACGGGCCGATGGGAACGATCACCGGTCAGGGCGCGCTCGGGATGAAGCATTCCGAGATCTCGGTGCACCTTCGCCACTGGGGTGCATCCGGCCGCGCCGAGGTCCACGACCCGCTCGACAACGTTGCCCCGACGATCACCGATCATCCGTCGCGCACGGTGCTGCGCTACGACGATCACAACTTCCATCGCGGCCACGTCGACGACCTCGACGATCCGGCGTCGACGATCGCCGCCTCGGGCATCCGTGGCGTCGGCATGACCCAGGCCCTCCTCGACGACGGCACCGAGCAACGCAAGCTCTCGATCGCTGAGGTCAAGCGGCTCTGCTCGTTCCCCGATGACTACGTGCTCACCGGCTCATACGCCGATCAATGGGCGCGGCTTGGCAACTCGGTGCCGCCGCTGATGATGGCGGCCGTCGCCCGCGCCATCGCGCCGATCCTGTTGGGGTCCTAGCCGGTAATTGCATTTGCAACTAGCGTGATCCTCCGTGATCGAGTACACGACACCAGCAGGGCTGGTCGTCGTCGATAAGCGATCATCGTCGAGCGGGCCGATCACGCCGAACGACACCTACCCGCCGGCATCCGATCCGGGCACGGTGGGCGTCATCGACACGGTCATCCCCGGCGACCCTCATGGCGTCGTCATCGAGGACCTCGGCAGTGGTGGCAGGTTGCCGCCGATCATCCGGCCCTCGGCCTGGTCCGGTTGGCCGGCCGAGTGGCAGACGCCGAATTGGATGGGGCGAGTCTCGCTGCTCACCGACACGGCGTGGACCTGCCTCGACTCCAACACGTCGATCCTGTCGACGATGCCGCCCTATCTCGTCAACGCCTCGCCGTCGCTCAATGCCGACTGGCTCAACAACCCCGATCCCGGTCTGTACTCGTCGTGGGAGGAGTTCGCCAAGCAACTGTTCTGGGACTACCAGGGCGGCGGTGAGGTCTTCGTGTTGGCGACCGCCTGGTATGCGTCGAGCTATCCCGCCCGCTTCCATGTCGTGCCGCCGTGGATGGTCAACGTCGAGCTCGATGGGGCGCGGCGCAAGTACTTCATCGGCTCACTCGATGTGACCGAGGAGATCCTCCATGTGCGCTACACATCGCGAGTGGGGCAGGCCCGAGGCCTCGGGCCGCTCGAGGTCGGCGCTCCGAGGCTCGTCGCCGCCGAAGCACTCGCCCGGTATGCGACCCAGGTCGTCGGTGGCATCCCCAACTCGGTGCTCGTGCATCCGCAACGACTGACCAAGGCGCAGGCGACGGATCTCCAGATGCAATGGATCGAGGCGCGCATGTCGACGCTCGGTCTGCCGGCCGTGCTCTCCGGGGGCGTCGACTTCAAGACGCTCTCGTACTCGCCGGCCGATCTCGCCCTCGTCGATCTCGCCAACTGGAACGAGGCCCGGATCGCGGTCCTGCTCGGCGTGCCGCCGTTCTGCGTCGCGCTGCCCTCGGGCGGTGACCCGATGACCTACAGCAACGTCAGCTCGCTGTTCGACTACAGGTGGCGGGCCGGCCTGCGCCCGATGGCCGAGACCGTGATGTCTGCACTCTCGTTCTGGGCTCTGCCGAGGGGCACCGAGGTCGAGCTCAACCGTGACGAGTTCGTTCGGCCCGGGCCATTGGAGCGCGCGCAGACGGCCGAGATCTGGAACCGCATCGGCGCGCTCGATGTTGCCGAGATCCGCCAACAGGAACGCTTCGGGATCTCCGCGGGCATCCCATCGCCGCAACCAGTGGGAGCACTGTCATGACCGACACCATCGACGCCGCCGACGTGCGTCCTGCCCGCCCGATCGAGTTCCGCTCGGTGAGCGACTTCGAGGTCCGCTGGGCCGATCGCACGATCGAGCTCGTCGCCATGCCCTACGACACCGATGCGGCCGTGATGGTCCACGGCCGGCCGTGCATCGAGTCATGCGCGCCCGGTTCCTTCGATGGCGTCGAGCGCCGTGCCAACCGGGTCAAGGTCAACCGGGATCATGATCTGGAGCGCACGGTCGGCCGGGCCTGCGCGCTGCATCCGAGCCGCACCGAGGGACTCGTGGCCGAATTGCGGATCGCTCGCACGCCACTCGGTGACGAGACGCTCGCCCTTGCCGACGATCAGTCGCTCGAAGCATCGGTCGGCTTCGCCGTCATGCCGGGCGGTGAGCGGTGGCTGGAGATGCGCTCCCGCCGACGAGTGACAAAGGCCTTCCTCGACCACATCGCGATGGTTCCCGAGGGCGCCTACGAGGGCCGCATCCTCTCCGTGCGTGCGGCCGACCTCGGCGCCGCGCCCGCCGCGCCGATCGCCACGCCGAACCTGGATCAGGTCCGCCTCTGGATGATGACCAGCCGGCCGACGAAGGATGCTTGACTCGGGCACTCCGATCGCGCGTACGATGCGCCCTGTAGCGCCAAGCCACTACCAGCCGTCGATGACCGCAGAGCGGGCCGGCTGTAGCGGGTGACCGAAGCCCTACGTGAACCTCATCTTTCACGTTAGGAGTCGCCCATGCCTGCGACCGATGCCATGATCGCCCGCCTCGAATCGGAGCTCGAAGAGCGCAACACGTTCATCGAGGGCCTCGTCGGTGCTGCCGAGGAAGCCAACCGAGACCTCAACACCTCCGAGATGGAGATGGTCGCCAACGCCCGCACCCGGATCGGGCAGCTTGCCGATCAACTCAACCCGCTGCGCGAGACCTCCCGCCTGTCGATCGAGTCGCGCCGTCGTGCGGCCGAGATCGACACCGAGCTCCAAGGCCATCGCCGGCACAACGGCATGGGTCCCGTCGAGTACCGCTCGGCCGGCGCCTACATCGCAGATCTGTACTTCGGCCAGTTGGGCGACCGGGCCGCCTCGGAGCGGTTGGAGATCTTCAACCGTGCCGCTGCGCACCAGACGACCGCCGACAACCCGGGTCTGCTGCCCGAAACGATCGTCGGCCCGATCGTCAACTTCATCCAGGTCGCCCGGCCGATCTGCGCCACGCTCGGCCCGACCGATCTCGGCTCGGGCGCCTGGTCGTATGCCCGAGTGACGCAGCACACCCAGGTCGGCAAGCAGGTCGGGGAGAAGACCGAGCTCGCCTCGCGCAAGATGCTGATCACCAAGACGCCGCTCGGCGCCGACACCTTCGGCGGTTACGTCAACGTGTCGAAGCAGGACATCAACCGGACCTCGCCGGCCATCCTCGACATGGTGATCAACGACCTGGCCGAGCAGTACGGGATCGAGACCGAGGACGAGGCCGGCACGGTGCTGACCGCTGCCGCCACGGCCGGCCCGGTGATCCCGACAGGCCCGGCGACCGGTGCTGCCGTCGCCACCGCCATCTGGGGCGCGGCCGGTCAGGTGTTCGCCGCGACCAAGGGTCAGGGCCGTGTGATCGTCGCCGTCTCTCCCGACATGCTCGGCATGATCGGCCCGATCTTCCCGCCGATCAATCCGACCAACGCCTTCAGCGCTGGCTTCCAACCGTTCACGCTCGATCCGTCCGGGGTCCAGGGCTCGATCGCCGGCTTGACCGTGATCATGTCCGCAGGCCTCCAGCCGGGCACGATCCTCGTCTACTCGACCGCCGCCGCCCGCGCCTTCGAGTACAAGTACGGCAACCTCCAGGTCGTCGAGCCCTCGGTCTGGGGCGTGCAGGTCGGCTATGCCGGCGACTTCGACATCGTCGTGATCGAGCCCGCGGGCGTCGTGTCGGTGACCAAGACGCCATGACCCGCAGGAGCACCACCTACGACGATCCCAATCGGGAAGCGATCGGGCTGGCGCCGATCTGGTCGAGCGCGGGCGAGAACACGCCTCCCGAGCCGGAACCAGAACCCGAGCCCGAGCCCGAGCCGGAACCACAGCCCGAATCAGAACCGGAGTCTCGACGATCCGCCAAGAGGGGCTGATGGCCTACGCCACGCCCGCCGATCTCGCCGCTGCCCTGAACGATCCGCGCCTGGCGACGACCCAGACCGAGCTCCTCGATGCCTGCCTGGAGGCGGCCGCTGCCGAGATCGACGCCAACATGGATCGGGTCGATCCGACGATCCCACTCGATCCGGTGCCGGCCCTCGTCAGTCGGACCAATGTCAACCGGGCGGCCGAGTGGTACAAGGCCGCCGATGCCGCCAATGGTGGCGTGGGCTTCGAGCAGACCGGCGTGCTGCAGGCACCGGCATCGGGGTTCGGCCGTCACGCCGCCGTGCTGACACCGGTCACCGAACAGTGGGGCGTCGGATGAACCTGCTCGATGCCCGGGCCAAGCTGGCCGCCGCGCTCGCCCCGATCGACGACGCCGATCCGAGTGTGCTCGTCGATCTCGTCGACGCACTGGAACCCCCCGCGCTGATGCTCGGTTGGGGCGAGCCGTGGCTCCGACCGCAGACCGCTTGCCTGCGCGAGGGCCGGATCGTGATCACCTGCGTCGCCGGCCGGTTGGTGCCCGGTGCGGGGATCGAGACCTTGGAGCAGCTCGTCGACCACACGCTCGGCCGGCTCGCCGCCGATGCCGGCGCCTGGCCGCTTGATTCAGTCTCGGGACCGCGGGCCTTCACGATCGCCAACATCAACTATCTCGCTGCGCGGATCACGCTGCGCATCCCGATCACAGGAGGCCCCTGATGCCTGATCCGAATCCCGTCATCCTCTACAGCCCCGAGTTCACG